ATCATGCTGGGAAACGGCGCCGTTCCCATCGGCTTTCCGTCCAGCTCAAATTTCAGCCTACCTCGCAGGAATCGAATTTCCGCATTGCCCAAAACATAGTCGTGAAAGCTGGCTCTGTCTGTCCGCGCAGGAATCAGTAGAACAACCGTTGTCCCCGGCTTCTGTCCCTCGCGGTAGCATTTTTCCGTCCACAGTCCGGTTTCCTTGTTCCCGTAGGGCGGGTTACAAAACACCGTTTCGCCCTCCCAATTTTGCCGCAAACCATCATCATTTTGCGTGAAATACCGCGCGCACTTGTGGTTTTCGTCACTGGCGGCAGCGTCCAGCGTGAAATGAAACTCCGCGTCCAGTTCGTCAAACAACTTTTGCGGCGTTTCCCAGAAATTCTTATCGCTGGAAAACAAAGCTTCGTTCCGCAATGTCATTCCTCCAATCCGCCCCACTGCTCCGCCATTGCTCTGGCGATGCCGGGGAAGGTCTTTGCGCGGTTTTTGGCCCTATCCGTGGTAAACATACCTTTATGCTGTTTCCCGTGCTTATGGCTGTAGCTACCGCTCGGACACCATGTTGCTGTCGGCTCAACAATATTGGTCGGCTCCAACGGTGGTAAATTTCTCAACCATAAGCACGTTCTTTTAGTGTACGGATGTCCAAATTGATATGGCTGGATAATTTGCGAGTATTCCGGCATTACAAAAAGCTTGCTCGGTACAGGATTCTCAACCGCCACAAGCGGTATATCGGCACGATAAAACTCCATGAAAAAGTCACGTGCCTTTATTCCGAGCATTACCCTGTCCGCTTGCAGTTGATGCCCTTTCCACAAGTGCCGCGCGCCTGCATTGCTGAGGTATGTGCACAGCGGGTGTGCGATCAGCAAATCCCAAGTAACAATATGCGTTGCGCCGTCCATTGTGGTAATAAACCCAGGTCTATTGACAACGTCCACGGCATCGTCCAGAATATGCCACTCTGGGTGTCCGCCGGACGGCTCCTGAATGTCGCAAGAATATGCCTCATGCCCCAATGCGCGGAACGCTTTGCATACCTCCTGCGATTCTTCGCAGGCAACCAAAACTTTCATTTCAGCCTCCAATTCTGCTTTTTACCGATGTTCAGCATATAATCCCTCGCCCTCTGGTTGATTCTGCTGCCGATGGCTTCATCCCAGCTCAAAATGCGGTCAATGGTCAGCTCCGTGGAGATGATCGTGATTGCGTCCGGTTTGATATACCTGGCATTCAGCAGGTCAAAGGCGATGTTTTTGTCGGCATCCGTTACGCTCCCCTTGAGAAAATCGTCGATATACAGCGCACGGACGGTTTTCAGCGGCTGCATGGCTTCGGCGTATGCTTCCGCATCGTTTACCTTTGCCTTGATTGCCGGAATATCTCCCCGCCATTGCACATACCGGACAGGGATTCCGCCGTCCATCAGCTTGGCGCAAATCGCCGTACACAGGTGGGTTTTCCCAGTGCCGGGAGAGCCGCCGATGAAAAACCACTTGCCCTTCCAGTCGGTCAAATACTTCTCCGCCGCCTGTTTTGCGGCCTGTTGCCAATACTCCCGCGTTTGGAATGTCCCGAATGTGCAACTGTCCAGCAGACCGGCCAGCCCAGAACGCTCCATGCGCATCCTGCTTCGGCGGATGATCTCGCATTTGCAGGTTCTGCTCACCAGCTCTCCGCTTTCCGTGCGCCGGACGGTGTAGCCCAGCCCGCCGCAGATGTCACAGCCATATTCCGACATGGTATTCCTCCTTCGTTGGTTGCGCTCCGGCCTCCGTCAGCACATCATCCCATCGGCCTTGATTCAGCCATGTGGCTGGGTTTGGGATGTATTGACCGTTATCCCTGCGCCACTGTTCGCTGTTTTTCTGACTGTTGACGGCATCGATAAGCGTTTTAACCGGCACAGAAACCTTGGAAAATGCTTTCTTTGCGGCCTGCTTTCCGACTTTTCGGGGATATGCCGCCCAAAACAATTCAAACGGCGACGCGCTGTTGTCTTTGTCTTTGTCTTTGTCTTTGTCTTTGTCTTTGTCTTTGTCTTTGTCTTTGCTTGTTTTGCTTGGCAAATCTTGCATTTGCTTGTTTTGCTTGGCAAATCTGGCATTTGCTTGCTTTGCTTCTGCCCCCTTTCTTCCGGCTTCGCTTCGTGCGTCGGATAAACTATCCATTGCGGAGTTGTCTCGATCTATCTGCGCCCGCATCATCGGGAATAAAAACCGTTCGTTCCCGCCGAGCTGCGGGGCTTCGCCCGTCCTTGCATAAATCAACAAGGAAGTGAAAAGCCGCCCCCTCTCTGCGTCACCGAGCGGCTCTATCGCATCTAAGTAATCGATGAACAGCTTGATGTATGTCATATCAGCCATGCACTTACTCCTTGCGCGGAAGTAGGCAAATACCGATTCCGTGATCCGTAAAAATGCTGGCTAACTGCCCTGCATCCTCCTCCGAAAGATCATCAATTCGTAAGACATTGTTAGTAAGAGAATCGGAAAGTGCGTCTCGGATGCTATCGGCATCGTAGATAATCGCGTCAAATGTCATCCCTCGTCACCTCCAATTAGAACGGAAAATCGCCGTCGTCCTCGGAAATCTCCTCGAATGTCTGTGCGGGCTTCTGTGGTGCGCTGTCCTTGCTGCCGCAGAAATGTACCCGGTCCGCCGTCAGCTCCACCACCGTGCGCTTGTTGCCGCTGTTATCCTCGTATTCCCGGCTGGAAAGTTTGCCCTCCACGATGATCTCCTTGCCCTTAGAAAAGTGCTTGCAAATCATCTCTGCCGTGCTCTGCCATGCCACGCATGGGAGAAACAGCTTCGTTTCTCTGTCCTTTACCTTCTCACTCCACGCCACCCGGAAACTGCACACCGCTGTTCCGCTGTTGGTGCGGCGCAATTCGGGGTCAGAGCAAAGCCGCCCCTGCAAAATCATTCTGTTTACCATCGTTTTCCTCCTTACAAATAGCTTTTTCCAAATTCACGGCGGAAGTCATCTTCTGTCCATCTCTGTTCCTGCATGGCCTTTAACTGACCGTATCGGCGAAGCAGACGCATTTGATTCCCGTTTCGGTGTACAGCGTTTCCACCGTTCCTGTGGCATCGTTCGCCGCAGAGATACACCACAAGGCCGTATTTCTCGCTCTTGTTTCGGTACGCACCGCCGAAGATGTGGTGCCGCTCCAGCGGTTCACTTGCGCCATTTCTGCCGCACAGAAAACACCGTCTTTCATCAGTCACCTTTATCACCTCCCAGCGGCTGAGCTTCGCCCCAGCGGGATTTTAGCGCATCCAACTTCTGCGGTGTCATAGTCTCGATTCCAGCTTCTCGGCAATCGGAAACGATCTGGTCAATCAGCCGTGACATCTGCTCTGTGTCGTAGGTGCTTGAGCCGTACCAAACCGCCACGTTCACGCAGCCAGGAATTTTGCTTGGCCCTTGTTCCGCCATCCAGCCGGTTCCTTTCGCCTCCCATCTGCGGCAGAACTCGTCCGCCGCCTTTGATACCATGCACACGACATCGCTCACACCACCGATGATCCTGATTTCTTCCCGGTACACATCATTCCTCGGAATCCCATAGTGTGCCGCCAGTTTATCCAGCAAAACCCACGCATAAGCATTTGCGTCAAGGCTCCTGCCCTTGCGCTTGATCTGCGCCACATACTGCTTGTCCGGCTTCATCTCGTCACAGATGGTCATTGCAGAGGTGGGGGACTGCACCCGGAGGCACAGCCACGCCCCATCGCTGTCCTGCTGCCACCGTGCGGCGGTCACATCAGCCTGCAACATTGCCCTGCTCCTTCTTCGCGGCCTTCATGCAGTCGGCGCACATCTGCGCTCCGTAGCGGCCCTTGGAGTACTTAACCATGTCCTTTACCGTCCACATTTCGCCGTTGCGCTTCTTGACGGACACAATGTCAGCTCCACATCGCTCACACACCGGAGCGGCGTTCCGCTCCTTCTCGTCCAGCTCGGCGGAGGAAATTTTGTCCGGGTCCTCGCCGGTGGGAAGCGCAAAGGTCCGCAGCCACATATACTTAAACGCATAGGTCATGGCCTTGCCGCTGCCCTTGTCTTGTGTGTCTGCGCCATCTCCGCAGGATGCAATCTCGATGTATTCCTCCGGGTTTTCCACGTTGACCATGCGGTAAATCACATCTACATGGGTAATGTTCCCAGTTCTCACAGCTGTCTGTGCGATGGGGTATACAACCAGTTTGTGTTTCAGCAGTTCCGCACGCATGATGGAGGTTACTTTCTCCTCGCTCAGTGCCTTGTATTTGGTGCTGCCAAACTCTACATGATCGTCCTTTGCCAAATACTGGACATCCTGCATGATTGCAGCGATTTTCTCGTAGATATTCATCATTCGGTTTTCTCCTCATCAACAACTTGTAGCGGGCAATATGCCCCGACGATTCGTGTGTCCAGCAAATACTCCCCCGTGCGGCGGCATTGATTTCGCGAATACGTCTCCAAAAGTGGGCAGAGGGTACAGCACATTTTTCCCTCTGGGAATGGGATTTCCACTGTAGCTTTTATGTACCGGAGGACGCCGTTTATCATCCCAAGCCCCCCTTATGCAAAAACTCCGAGAGATACTCACCCTCCGTCAGCTCGGAAATATAATCAAGCTGCACATCGGAGAACTTCCGTATAGCCAGCTTGAAATTTCCGATTGTTTCCAGCTCGCACTTGTGGCACATAGCAGACTTCATCGGCTTCCAGCCGTGGCAAACAGGACATTCATCCGCTTCTCCGGGGATAATCTCCTCTCCGCACTCTGGGCAGACATAAATTATGCTGTTTCCGCACTCATCGGATTTTTCCTCGATGTAATCCAACGACTGGAACGCCGCCCCACAATAATCACACAAATACATTACTAAGCCTCCATGATCTCGCCGTTCACCAGTTTGTACCATGTGTCCGCCTTGACGGTATCGCCGTCCACCTTTGCAATTTTGACATCAATGATGTTGCCATCATCGTCACGCTCAGAAACGACAATCCAGTTGCCCACAGTGCCTCTTGCAAGGCTATCTTCGCCCCATGCCACAGCAAGGCACTGTTCGCCCAATGCGGTCGCTCTCCCAGCGAAGCCGGTTACGACAGCCGTGCCCCTCCAACCGGATGCGGCGGCGTTGCCCCTCCAACCGGATGCGGCGGCGTTGCCACTCTCACCGGATGCGGCGGCGTTGCCCCTCTCACCCGATGCGGCGGCGTTGCCACTCTCACCCGATGCGGCGGCGTTGCCACTCCAGCCCGATGCGGCGGCGTTGCCCCTCTCACCCGATGCGGCGGCGTTGCCCCTCTCACCCGATGCGGCGGCGTTGCCACTCAAGCCCGATGCGGCGGCGTTGCCCCTCTCACCCGATGCGGCGGCGTTG